TCGTACACATCAATAGAAGTAATTAATCTTCTATCTTCTGCAGCATCAAATCTAGTAGAACCACCAGTAAAGCCAGATAGTTTCTGTTTGTTAAAAGCATTCACCATAATCATGTTAGGGTTTCCGCCTTGATTATAACATTTAACTAAAATGCCTTTTAACTGATCTTCAGTAAATGCTCTTTGTGCATCACCATCAGTTCTTATAGCACCATTACCAGCACCAGAACCATTAGTACCTGCATCAACATTAGTTTCGTACCAAGTTGGACATCCACCAAGTTTTCTTGCAGTTGTTGCGTTACCAGCAGATTTAGCGACATTAGATAAAAGAGCAGTTTCCATATCTCTTTTTAATTCTTTTGCAGCTTTAGCTACTTGATAAGCCATCTCATTATTTCTTCCAGCAGAAGTTACAGCATCGTTAGTTGCAGTAACTTGAATTCCTTTAGTAGAAATTTGAGTGTGGTTATTTTCCAATGTAGTAGGTGTCATAGTTCCATAAGAAATATCAGCACCTTCAACTGCAGCATTTGCAGCAACATCAGCTAATGCATCTGTTTGCCATTGGTGTAGTGTGTTTGTTGCTTTTGTTTTTGCAACTCCAGACATAAAAGGTGTTTCTGTTGGACTAATTGAATAAATTATGTCCGCTAGATCTTCTCTTATACCTTTAGCTGTATATGTTGTATATTTAGCCATTTGTTTTCTCCGTTAGGTTATTGTTTATAGATAACGCATCAGTAAATCGGTAGCATCTTTTGCATTACCGCTTTTCTTCAACGCATTAATCTTCTTCAACCTAGACTGACTATTCAAATCTTCCTTAGTAGATTTAACACCTGACTTAACAAATTTACTAGATGGTTTTACTTTTTTATTAACTAAACCAGGTTTAACTGATTTAGATTTTGTAAAACTCATACCATCCATGATCACATCAAAATATCTTGAATCATAAATTCTTGCGACATCATCATTTGAGAAGCCTTTAGAATTTAAATAACCCATGATATTATTTTTAACTGCACCACCTTTTATAGGGTCAGCAATCTCAGGATGTTTTAAATGAAGTTTTTTTTGTTCATTTCTAAGTATATCCTGAAACTGAGCTTCTTGATGTTCTCTCAGTTTTTGCTGTGCTTGTTGAATCGTTTGTTTTCGTTTATTAATCTTACGATCAATCTTAGCAGCTTCAGTTGGATATTCATCCCAAAGAGCATCAAGCTCCTTAGAATTCATATCATTGTTAATCTCAGCATTTAAAGTAACTACTAATGAATTTAAATCATCCATCTTAGTTGAATACTGATTTTTAAGACGATCTTCTTCAGATTTTAGCTCTCTTTTTTCAATTGCTATCTCCTCAGTTTTTCGTCTGTAGTCAGCATCTTTTTGATAACCTGCTTTTAATTCGTCAAGGTCAACATCAATCTTTTCACCATTAACAATAACTTGGTGTAGATCGGTTGTTTGTTCTTCAATTGCATTTTGATCTTCGGATGCTTCTTCTTCAACTGGAGCTTCTTGAGTTACCTCTTGTTGAGCTTCAGGGTTTTGTTCAACTTCAGTTTCAGCTTTCGCTTCTTCTTTCGGTTCAACTTGTGCTTCTTCTTCTTGAGATTTAGTGATAACACCTTTTGTGTCCATTAAACCTTCAATATGTTTAGCAGCACCTTGTATTGTTGCGTTTGACAACAATGGGTTTGAGTCAGACATTAGTCCTCCTATGGTTAAGCTGTCTTATGACTTGGCTTATTTTAACCAGATTGGTTAAAATTTTGTTTTAATCTGTTGTTGTCTAAAATCTTCTAATTGTTTTGAAGCAAGTTTACCTGTTTCAATAACAGTTTGAAGATGTTGTTCAACTTTTCCAACAACATTATAAGCAATCCAAAGTTTTTCTCTGGTATCACTTTCTTTAGCACCAGTTTTTTCAAGTAGTGCTTCAGAATAAAGTTTTTTTAGAGAATCAATTGCCTCTATAAAAATTTTATTCTCCAGTATTTGTTTGGCTTGGTTGGATCGGCTGATTTCTTCCGATCTCCTTACCTGGTCTTTGGTTTCCATTTAATCCTTGTACCTGTTGGCTGAACATATTAGCAGATTTTTGTGCCTGTTCAAGTATCTTACTGTTTCCAGACATCATCATCTTGTCTAAATCTGCATCAGCTTTGATTTTAGCAGTATCTAGTTGTGTATTATATTTTAAAGCCATATCTTTTATTTTCGCTTCAAAATCTAATGCCATTTCTTGAGATTTTTGTTGTAGTTCTTGATAGTGAAGTTCAAGATCAGCAATTTTTCTTTTATTTTCTGCATCAATCCTTGTAAATTCTATTTTTTCAATAGGAGTTAGAGGTGGTGGTGCAGGTGGAGGCATCATTTGTTTACCGACATCAGGATTGACAAAGTAACTTTCCACATTTTTAAGTCCTGCGTTCTCAATTATTTTAGATAAAGTGTTATACATATTTTTTAATGTAACCATAGGCATTTCTTTACCACCTTGTAATTGAAATGCTTGTAGTTGTCTTTCTAAAATATTATTTAATGTAATTGTTTGTTGTTCTTTAGATCCAGTTCCTAATCCTACAACAATATTAATATTAAATTTATCTTTCCATTCAGTAGGTCTAACTGGAACATACTGATTATTTAACATAATAATTTTTTCTTTGTCCTGATATTTAATCATCAGTTCAAATATTTTTCTAAATAAATCTTTAACTCCTGTTTCGGCAAAAATTCTGGCAATCAATTCTGATCGCATTTGAGTTTGTGTCATCAATGCGTTAACACCAGTTGCAGTTTTAGAATTTAATGTATCTGCATCTAATCCTTGTGCAGACTTTGTAATACCAGTTCTAGCTTCTCTAACTGTATCTAAATAGTTAAGCATAGGAAATGCTTGATTAGATATTGGTTGAGCTTGTAAAGGTTGCATGACTTGGTTTGGTGGTTGTTTAGTTCTAACTACACCACCAGGTCTAGTTGTTAATAGGTCATCCATGTTGACCATTCCATCCATGATTGCCACTCTGTTGTTATTAGTTAAATACATATTGTCTAATAACTGACGCATCACAGTTGATTTCATTAATTGTATATCCTCAACTAATTCAGAAATGGATCTACCATAAAATCTGTGTGGCATCGGAATAGGTGTAATTGTTACAAATGGAATATTATCACATGGCATATTTTCTAAAACCATAGAACCACTATCACCAGCAGAAATAATTTTTCGCAGTTCTGCTATACCATCTTCATCAAAATCGTATCTTACATAAGACTCATAAATTAAAACTTTTTCTGTAGATTTATCTGTTGCAGAATCAATATTAAATTCATCTATGTTTCTTGATCTAACTATTTCTTCAGTATTAAAAATATCTTCGTCTGACTTTGGTAATGAATTAACTTCTTCTTCATCATAACCCATAGCCACTAAATCTGATCTTGACATTAAAACTTTATGAGAAACAAAATCGGCATCGTCAATAGACTTTGCGTTTCTGCTAATTAAAAATTCTTCAGGTGGTACACTTTCAATTTTTACTTTACCTGCTTTTTTAGTTCTTTTAATTTTGCAATTGTATAATGTAAAATCTGGTTTCTGAACTTGAGATACATCCACACCTCTAGCTTCGTACTGCTCAATTAATTTTTCATAATCCTCTTTGGCAGACTCATCTTCAAACACTTCTTCTTCAACTTCTTCTATTTCATCTTTAGTATCGTTAAGTGCATCCTTTTCGGCTTTGGTTAAATTTTTATAAGTTTCATGTTCTACTGTTTCAGACTCATCATAATAAATTTTTAAAAAACCATTTTTCTCAATCAATGCGTCTTTGAAAAAATTATATAATAATTGAAAGCCATTATTCTCTTTGTAGAAAACATGATTTAAATAAGCAGATGCTTGTTCGGCAAGAGGTACATCTTCGGCTGTAACAGGATCACAACGAACCACATTATCACTAGCTGTGAAAACTCTTAATAAATTTGGTAAGATACTTTCAATCGTATCAGATACATCGGTTGACACCACCTGTGAACGACCATCTATTTCTGTACCAAGTTTATCACCTAAATAATATTCTAAAGATTTTCTTCTGCTTTGTGAAAGATGACCACCTAAATAACCTAAAGCATTGTCAATTTGATTTGAA